CGCCCGGCACGAAGTCGATCGCACGGCCGGCGTAATGATCCGAGCCGGGCGTGTGCTTGCCGCCCGTGGTCGAGGTGATGATCGCGCCCGGAAACAGCTGCTTTATCAGCGCCGTCATGTCCCCGACATTCGCCTGACCGGCACCGCCCCCCCGCGTAGCGCGTGACGCATCCTGTGCGGCTTTTACGGCTGCGTCGCGTTCGCGCATCGCCCGGCCAAGCTCGGTCTGGTAGTCAGCACCCGAAATGTAGTTCGGCGTCCGCGCCTTCACTGCCGCGCTGTAGTTCGGCAACGCGTTGCCCAACCGCTGCTCCAGCTCGATCGATTCCTTGCGGCGCGCATTCAGCCGTCCGACCGCTTCGTTGTAGCGATCGGTGGCGGCCGCCTGCGCGTCCAGCCCGTTGATGACGGTGCGCTGGACATTGCCAATCTCGGTATCGCGCGATGCCTCGAGCGAATCTTTCAGTTCGGCCTGCCGCTGCGCAAGGGTGACTTTCGCTTGGCTGAGATCGTAGGTCAGCTTCGCCGCCTCGACGATCGCGGCGGGCACCAGCATACCGGCAGCACCGCCGACTACCTTCAGGCGGCCCTCGATCCGATCTACTTCAGCCTGCGCTTCGGCAATGCGCTTCCTCGCATCGGCCGCTCCGCGCTTGGCCAGCGTCTCGCGCTGCGCGTAGAAAGTCCCCTGCTCCTTGATTGCGTTCCGCGAGTCCTCGGCAAGCTGCTTCATCGCGGCCGACGCTTCGCTGGCGTTCATCTTGAGGAAGTCGAGGCCCCGCCCGAAATCGTAGGTTTTCTTGGTCCCGTCCTCCGCTTCGTCGGTGGTCTTGGCATAGGCCATCGCCAGCGAGCCAAGGATCGACACGCTTGCCATCAGGATCGCGCCCCAGGGGCCGCCCATGAATCCGATGAAACCCCGCGTGCTGCCCGTCATCAGCTGCACGGCCGAGGCGACCTGCGGACCCTGCATCATGATGGCGGACATGACGCCCTGGAACGGCTTGCTGGACTGCGCGGCCATCCCGAACTGAACGCCGAGGTCCTGAATATTGAACGCCAGCTGCTGGCGGCCGGCGGCGGCCTGCTCGGTCGACACCGTCATGCGGTTCTGCGCGACCGTGCTCTGCTCCAGCAAGGCGCGCTCCTGGCGGAGCTTCTGGCAATAGAGGTCGAGCGAAATCGCCCCGCGACTGACGAGGTCGCGCGCTTCGGCCATCGACTGGTTGAACCGCGCCTGCGCGGCATAGGCCGGATCGAGCGCGGCGCGCAGCGCATGCGTGCGCTGCTCCAGCTGCTGCTGCTCGGCGGCCATCTGGGCGAAGAAGATCGCGCTCTGCTTGGCCGTGCCGGTTGGATCGCCGAACCCGGTTCCGACCGCCGATCCGATTCGGGCCTGCATCGGCGTCTGGACGGACACCGTAGCAAGCTTGGCGGCCGCAGTAGCCCGGCGCCGGTCGGCGGCCTCGATGTCGGACGTGGCGCGATCGTAGGCGGCGGACAGGCGCCGCGCTTCCCGCTCGCCGGTATCCCCGGCCAGCTTCGCGCCGTCCGCGATGCTTTTCATCGCACCGGCGCCCGCGTTGCGGATCTCGGCGAAGTCGCTTTTGACTTCGCCCTTGCCGGTCGTGCCGAGGCGGATGCCGACCGCATTCACCATGGTCGCCTCCGCTCAGCTATTCGATGCTGCCATCGTCCATCCCCACAAGGATGGCTGTTTCCACATCCGGCAGGACGTCGGCGAGAAGCGCGAGGTCGCAGCCCAGCGCCTGGCCCATCGTCATCACCGCCCCCATGTCGAGGCCGAACGGCCCGCCCGCACTCGCCCGCAGCTGGCGGCCGCAGCCCGCGATCAGCTCCCAGACTTCCGCGCCTTCTTCGGTCTGCGGCTCGTTGGTGACGTAGGGACATCCTTCGCCGTCATCGTCGGGCTCGCATCGGCCGTTTTCGGCGGCGCGACAGGTGAGCTGGCAATATCGTCCGCCGGCGTCTCCCCCGCCCCAGTGCCACTCGGCGAGGGAGCGGATACGTTTCCCTCCCGCTGCCTGGCGACGAAGGGGGCGACGTAGGCGAAGTCGGCCGCGGCGAAGAACAGCGGGTCGGCGATCACCATCTCGATATTTTCGGGCGTGACCGGCAGATCCTCGTCGTCTGCGCTCCCGGGTCCGCCGATGCCTTCCCAAGCCTTAATGCCACGCCGCAGGAGTTCGTCAGACAGTGCGTCGCCCGCGTCCTCGATGTCGTCGGGGTTCTGGCGGTAGACCTCGACACAGACGCGGTTCGCGGCGCGAAACGCCTTGCGGCCGATCGGCTCGAACTGGACGCGCACGCCGGGCAGCAGGAAGGGGCGCGGATCGTTTTCGTCTCCGCTGTCGATGTTGCCGAGCCAGACGAGCTCTCGCTTTTCGACCCGCATCAGTAGGACGCCACGTCGTTGGCGAGCGTGGCCGTCACCGCGTGGCCGAGCGCACCGCTCGCCTGCCAGTTGAACACCGCCTGGATGCCCTTCGGGCCGGTGATCGGCCGCTTGGCTTTCGGCAGGAACACGCGCGGTACGTCGAACATGAGCGAGAAGTCGCCCACCGTCCATCCGAACGTCAGGTCGATCGGCGTCCCGGAAGTCGCTGCGGTCTGCAGCGTGTTATCCTTGAAGCGTACCGTTACCGACCCCGACATCATTGCCTGGCCCGGGTCGCTGTCCTCGATCCGCCCGTCCGCCTGGATGGTCTCGACCTTCTCCAGGTCGTTCGAATAGACGAAGTCGGCGCCGATGACGCTGCCGAGCGCAACGCCATCCTTCTTGACGTAGCCGGCCGCCTGCGGGAATCGCAGCACCGCCATTTCCGCCGGGGATGCCGCCCCGACCGTGGCGGTGACGGGATCCGTCTCGCCGATACAGACCAGGCTGCATTGCGCGTTGAGCAGGCCGGAACGCGACATGCCGATACGCAGCTGATTGCCGCGCGCGCCGCGCATCACGCTGAAAGAGGGGACTTCGGGCGCGCCGATCTCGATCGCCATCGATGGCAGCGCCGATGCCCCGGACACGAAGGCATGCTCGTAATCGCCGGTCGATCCCGTGGTGGTGGGCGCGCCGAAGAAAAGCTTCAGCCACTTGCCGAAGTTGCGGACATCGACGGGCACGACCATGTCGCCGTCATTGGTGGCGACATCGGGCGTCGGATCCTGCATCTCGCGGCCCAGGCCGATAAGGTCGCTGGTGATGAGCGGGCGCTCCTCGCCCAGCGAATGACTGGCGAGCGGGATCTTGCCCCAGGCTGCCGCGCTGTTCGGCACGGTGCCGACGACGCTTTCGAACACGGAAATGACGCGCGCGTTCGCGCCGATTGCACGGCCCATAAGGCTGCTCCTTCAGGTAAGGGGATTGAGCGTCGAGTAGGTCGCGACGATCGTCAGGTCGGCGCGATGTTCGGCGGGTGCGCCGTCGAAATAGATGTCGTCGGTCAGCGGCGATCGCGCCTCGAGCCAGGTCGTCAGGCCGCCCAGCGTGCGGTCGCGCTCGATCTCCTGGCCGATCGCCGTCATCATCCCGTCCAGGATATCCTCGCTGGACAGGTTGGGATCGCGCCAGCCGGTAAGCTCGATCGGGATCTCGTGCTCGTAATGGTAGGTCAGCGGAGAGAGGTCGACCTCGGGTTCGCCGGCATCGCCGGAGCGCACGATCACGCGGCCGCCCGGCGTCGGCCGGGCCGGTACGGCAGCGTCGTTGTCGAGACCGACCACGTCGCTGCCGGGCAACGCGCGCTGCGCCAATGCCTTCACGCCCTGTAGAACCTCGAGCCGGCGAGACGTCATCGCCCAAGCCTCGCGGTTGCGCCGCGCGCGAATGAAGCGCCGCCGGCGTCAGCCAGTTCCTGCAGGTCGAGTTTCTTCAGCACGCGCACGGTGGGCACGAGCGTGAACATCAGCACTGCCTGGGCCTTTCGGCCCTGCGCGCGCCGTCCCTTGGTATCCTGACGCCAGGTCCGCAGGTTCTTCGATCTGGTTGCGTCCATGAAGGCGAGGAAAGATCGGCCCTCGCCCTTTTCGAAGAAGAACTTCGCATGGAAATGCAGCTCGACTTCGCGCGGTGACATCCGCCCCGCCCCACGCGAGCTGCGGCGCGGCACGTTCTTCGTCGGGATCCATAGAAAGCGACCGCCGTTCGCCGGCCGGATCGTCGCCCCGCGTGAGAACGCGTCGATGATCTTGGGCGCCTTGGTGTAGAGATAGCCCGCCGGACTGAGCGCATTGCGGGCCTTCGGATATACTTCGGAGCGGATCGTGTTCGCCAGCCTGCCGCCCAGGCCCGCCGCTATGACCTGTTGCCGCCAAGCCTGCTTCGTTTCCAAAGTCGCCTCGCGCATCGATGTGGTCAGGATCTCCGCGACATCGCCCAGTTGCTGATCGTAGATTTTGGCGAAGTCGGGAACCTCACTCGTCGGCCGCAGCATCAGGTGAGCGCGATCGCGCAGCTCCAGGCCACACCTTCCTCGTCGAGCAACGGATCGCCGCTGATGCGAAGCACCGGATCGGCCATCGCCGCGCCGCCGATCGACACCGTCCCGAGCAGCTGCAGTCGCGCCCCGCGCGCCGGTAGCTGGACGTCGGCGCGCTGGATGGCGACGACGTCCTTGTCCAGGATCGCCGACCCCTCGACTTCGCTGCCCTGCGAGCGGATGACGCGCAGAGACAGCGGCTCGCCCCCGGGCGCCGTGTAGATCGCATTCATGCCGAGCACCGAACCGTGCAGCACGGCCGATGCCACGGCGAAAGGATCCGCCACGGTCTCGCTCGACTATTCGCCGCCGGCCGCGCGCTGCTTGCCGGTTGGGGCAGGCAGC